GTTGATTTTCTTGTGGTATATCATAGTTTACTTGACCTACATCAACTGCCATAGCTTCTGATTTAGCTTTTGAATCTCCAAAGATTTTAGATTGTTTTGCTTCTGCCACTAAATCTTTCATTGGTGTAGCTAAGATCTCATCTGCTGTTTTTGGTTTAGGATACTCTTGTGTTGCTTGTGGCATAGGTTGTTGTTGTGGTTGAATAGGTTGATTTTGTTGTGGGCTACTTACTAATCCATTAGTCGCACCTGCAACTGTACCCATTGCTCCACCTGAAACTAAAGCTGTACCTGATGCTTGTCCTACTCCTTGTAAAGTTGGTTGATTAGGGTTTACTTGTTGTACTCCAAGATTTTGGAAAAACTTACCTCCGCCCTCTTCGATTACTTCTGTTCCTGCTTCTCCAAATCCACCAACAACCCCACCTTTTACTACGCCTTTTCCTATGTTTTGACCAATTAGTGTTTTTTCTAAATAATCTCCACCAGTTAAGTATTTATTAGTACCAAAGCTTAGGAGTCCACTTGCTCCACCTACTACCCTTGAAATTCCAACTGAAATATCATTTTTAGCTTTAAGTGGGTCTATTCCATTTTTTAATGCTTCTTGATATTCTGGTACATTGTTCCAGTAATTATCATCAAGCTTCATCATTGTGTCGTATGTTTCTCTACCCATATCAGCACCTTGAAAAATAGCACCTGAAGCAAGAGTTGTATTTAATGCCCATTTCATTGACCCAGTTATTACTTTTGCTGCTGTTCCAGTACCTCTCGTTGCTACAAGCATTGGTATCGATTCAACGATATATTTTCTTGCAAGTGCAGGATTTTCTACTGATACCTCTACTGTTTTAAGAAACTTATTCCATTCTCCAACTTCTTTATCTACTTCTTTTTGAGTAACTTTTTCTAATTGTTTAAATGGCGTTGAGTATTCTTTTCTAAAGTTATCTTCAATAGCCTTACCCATCTTAGAAAATTTGTTATCCATATCGCCAGATATAAATCCATAGGTATCTCCTACGCCTCTAACTACTGTGCCTACTCCAGTACCAAGTTGCATACCAAAATCTCTCGCATCATCTTTGAAGCTTGTTTCTGGCATACCTACATTATCAGCTAAATATCTATCTTTTATTAAAGATTGTTTTTCGGCATCTAAGCTTTTAAACTTTTCGCTTGTTTCTATTTTATCCTTAAAATAGTTGTTAGCTATTTTAAGTTTTGTATCATAATCGTAAGCTTGATACTTTTCGTTGTTAAATATATCTAAAGGCATTTATTTTGCATCCTTATTAGTAATTGTATTTCTCAAAATCTTCTTCTGTATCATCTATTATATCAGCATTTCCATTTGACTCTCCTAAGAAATTATCAATTTTACTGTTATAGAAATTAATCTCTTTTTGTAGTCTTTGCTTCTCGCCTTTATTACCTTTTCCGTCTATTTCTATTGTATTGTTAAGTTGGTCTGTAAGTGTATTTACTCTTGATTTCCAAGCTGATATTTTTTGCTTATCCATATCACTCATTCCAACTGGTTTAGCAGCATTAACTTCTTTTTGTCCTGCTACTTTTCTATCTACAAGTTTTGCATCGTTTCCGTATCTTACATCCTCTAATTGAACTCTACCACTTTGCTTTTTGTCCTCTAAAGATAAAGCATTACTGTATTTTTTATTTTCTATTTTTACTTTATTTTCAGTATCAAACTTACCTTTAATAAATTCTTCTGTTCCAAGTATTTGCATCTCTAAGGTTTTAAGCTGTCCTTGTATTGCTTGTGCCGTTACATTTGTTCCGTCTATAATAGGAAGCCCATACGCAGGTGCTTTTTGATTATATGCTTCTTGATTTAATGTTCCGTCCTGATTCATTACTCCCATAATATGTGAGTATAATTTTTTAGCATTATTCTTTACTTTTTTTGCTCCTGCTTCATCAAGCTTGTCTAACATAGTAATAGTTTCGGCTGCACCTTTTGGGTCTGTTGCTATATACTGCTCCATAATACTTGCTCTTTGTGTTTCGTCTTTTGTGGCAAAGTAGTTTTTAGAAAACTCTTTACCTTTGTTTCTTGTGTTTATTGCATCTTCTGCTTCTGATATTTGCATATCTAATAGCTTATTTCTTCTCTCATTTTGCTTTTCATTAGATATTTGAATTAAAGCATTATTTAGACCTGAAAAATCTAAATCTGGTGGTCTCTGATAAGTCATTGCCATATATTACTCCTTATTTAATAAAAGCATTATAGCCAAGGGCTGCTGTTCCTGCTGTGTTCAACAAAGCATTCATTCCATATTGTTGCCCTGCTGCTGCTGCATTACCTGCATAACTATATGCACTTGCAAGATTGTTAGCATTTTGCATTTGTGTATTAGTATATTGATTTGCATAATTTGCATTTGCACTTACAAGATTATTTACTTGTGTTTGCCCCAAACCTAAAACACTTGCCAACTGATTGTATCTTTGATTACCTAAATTTATATCGCTATTGTAAGCCGTTAAAGCATTATTATAGTTTTGTTGATATTTAGACAAGTCTTGACTATATTGTTGATTTTGTTGTGCCAACTGATTGTTAAAGTTTTGGCTGTTAGCTTGATTATTAAATTGCCCTACTGATAACTGATTTTGTAAATTTTGTTGATTAGCTGTTAATCCTTGACCAAAATTTTGTCCTGCTACTGCATTGTTTTGCTGATTAGCTACTAAACTTCTATTGTAAGCATTTGCATATTCTTGACTTGCTGTATCTTGTGCATAGTTATTTATAGCTTTTTGCTGCGCTCCACTTAATAGCATACCTCTTGCACTTGCTGATCTATCTAAAGCATTAATTCCCTCGTTTAATCTAAACTGATATGACGGGTCTTGTGTTACATCTATGTTTGGATTGAATGATTGTGCTTGATTTTGACTTGCATCTATATTGTAGTTATTGGCTACATTTCCTAAACCTTGATTTGCATAAGTGTTAGCAATATTTCCAAGTGTCTGCCCGTTAAAGTTTTGATATTCAAAAGGTTTATCTGTTAAATATTGATTTAACTTATTAGGGTCAAAAGTTGTAGTATTGTCCTTACCAAAGCTTTGTGTTAAAGCACTTTGTGCCATTTCTGTATATGGCTTAGCTTGCGCTTTTGTATCTTCGTACATTTCTTTTTGAAAAGCTAAAGCATTTGCTGCTGCTCTTTCACTTGCTGCTGCTGATGCTTGACTTGCTGCTGCTTGTTCACTTGCACCGCCATCACCAAATAAAAAGCCAGTTACTCCTCCTAAGAGTCCTCCTCCACCCATTGGTTACCTCCTTGTTTCCATATTAATATATATCATTTCGCCACCAAACTTTCTTTGTATTTTATCTATTTTATACTGATTAATAAAGGCATTGGCTGAAATGTTGAGTCCTAAATCCTTTGATATTCGGACCATATTATTATACAATAAGTAAGCAGATTTGCTTCCTCTGTATATAGGCTTCGTATAAGCTATATTACCTTGATAAATTGGCTCTGTTAAATAGTCATTATAGTTAATTCCACTCATACTAAAACCAGTTAAAACTCCCTCTCTTGTTACAGTTACAAATATATGTTTTTGTTGTTTAATCCAACCTAAAACTACTTCACTAAAAGCCATATCACTACCTATTGCTCTATGTGGATATAATTCTTTCGTGAACTCTTTAAACATTTGTACTACTTCTAAATAATCGTTTACATTAAATTTTCTTATCTTCATAATTTCTTTCCATATTTATAGCCAGTTGGTGCTGTAATGTCTGTTACTTCTTCCCAACCTTTTGGTATCTCTTTGAATAAAACTATTGCACCTTTTGGTGTTATATGACTTCTTAGGTAAACTAAAAAATCAGAAAAAGGTCTTAAAATAAAACCTGCTTCATCTACGCTTTTTTGAAATATTGGTGCTTCCATTTATTCTACCTCTGCTGTTGCTGATATGATTCTAACTACTATATTGTCTGTAATAGTTAATCTAAAACTTCTTTGTCTAAATCTTCCTAATCTTCTTGCTATAAATCTTTTGTTAGCATTTCCAAGTTGTGCCATTTGCATTTGAACACCATCTCCAAAGTAAACTCCGTCATCCGTCCATTGTAGCATTGCCAAAGGTTTTTTATTGTCTTGAATTTCTGCATCAAATACTATTTCAATATATGAGCATTTTAACCATTCATTGTTATTATATAGTGGACTTGTAATTACAACTCTGTGCATTACCTGATTATCATCTGTTGATGATTTGTTATCCATATAGAATATCTTTCCGTTTAATCTGCTACCAACTAAAGTTAAATCAAAACTATCTGTTACGCATTTACTTATATGTCTTTGTTGAGATGGTGTTAAAAAAGTTTCATCAACTACTGTACTTCTTTTCTCGTGCCATAATCCAGCTGAAATATCAAAGCACCAAGTTTTATTATTGTTTGGTAACTGCAATACATAAAATTCGTGTCCGTATTCTGTATATACATAAGCACTTGCCAAACTTTCACCAGTAATATCTTTTTCTATTGCATAACTACTTAACTTTTGTGGTACATAACTGTTTGCTGATATTCCATAAACTATTGAGTCGTCTCCAACAAAGTATAATGTTGTAGGACCCTTAATTATCGTGTGTGTTGCTTGACATCCTCTGTTTAGCACTCCACCACTTACTCTGCTAAATGGAAATAAATTATCACCCGAGTTATACCAAATTTCGATAGTCTTTTGCCCAAATAACCATAATTGATTAGAGAAGATAATTAGTCCTATTGTATCATCAGGGCTACTTTCTGCTGTTGCAAAATCTAAAGGGTCTGTTCCAGTACCATATAATTCAGATATAAAAAATTGACCCGTTCCTGCTCTGTTGAATATAAAATATCCATCGTGGAAAACTACTGTATTTGATGGATAAAATCCAGTTTGAGTAGTAATCTCTGTAAATACTCCCGTTTCTAATTGATAGACAAATCCTCTTATTCCATCAACTATACACATTTGAATACCATTATCTGCTACTGATATAAACTGATTTAGTTCTCCAGCTATTGTTGCAGCTTGTGCAAAAGTTTTATCGCTGTTGATTTTGTATATCTTATTTTTAGTAAAAGCAAAAGTTGTTCCATCTGATGTAGTATGTAAATGCAAAATAGGGTCATTCCCTAAGTTACAAAATTCAGTTAATCCACTACATTGAAATAACACATAAGGCGATGTAGCACCTTTAGGCATTATTTCTGCATACATATTTACAAGATTTTCAATAGTTGCCTTAGTTGCTCTTGTTTCTGATGAGTTAATTACTTGTAAAGGTACTTTCAATTTATACTCCTAAGTCAAAGTATAATAAATCTACCTTTGAGTTTCTAATCTGTATCTTTCTTTTTGCATCTTCTGCAAGTGCTATCGTTTCTTGTGTTAATCTTCCATTGTATTCAGAAGCTAACTCTATTGCTAAATTTAGCTTTAAAGCTCTATCATATCCATCTGGTAAGTTTATATCGTTTACTATGTTATCAAACTTTTTAAGTGGCTCTATTGTAGTTATAATAAACTTACTATCCATTGGTACGCTATTAAATCTAATAGTAGCTAACGGAAAAGACGGGTCAAAATAATATCCAACTGGTCTATGCTTATCATTTGTGTATAACTCTTTGTATTGTACTAATCCTAAAGATTCACATATGTAAGTTTCTCCATCGTTTATTTGTGCGTGTTCTATATTCATTGGTCTTTGTGAGTCAAAATCACCACCTACTCCATAGGTATAGTTTTGTTTCCCGTCTATTAGATTAAATACTCTTTCGTTTCTTGTATTGATCAATAGATTATCGTTTGACCAATCGCCCAACATTCCATTTAGAGTAAATAAAGCATCTTGTAATTCAGCAGGTTGCCCCTCCTCGTTACTTGCCAATACTCCAATAGTTCTTAATGCACTTTCAATTATCTGTTTTGCTGTTGCCATTTCTTACCCTTTTCTTTGGTGTTTCTGCAACTTCATCAATCTTTGATGGATTATCTACCCAACCACTTTTTAATGCTTCTGCAACTTCATGATCTTTAAATAGTTTGCCTTTTGGATTGTCTTTGTTAAATAAGTAAGTCATTTTGTACCTCTGTTATAGTCTTTATGGTAAGCCCATAAAAGAGGGGCAAGTAGCCCCAACTTTGTTATGCTCTTGCTGATAACATTCTGTATAGTAATTCTGGATATACTACTTTTGTTCCCCATATACAGTCAATTCTTGTAATCTCTGTATGGTTTACAATATCATATCCACCAGTCATAGACATAGATAGACCTGATTCTTCATCTCTTACTCTTGCTTTAACTGTTGCAGATTGTGGTAATTCTAAATCTACCATTGCTAAAGTTACTGCATCTTTGTGAAATAAGAATGATTGTCTATAAGCATTGTTTGCTGTTCCAACAACTGTTAATAAAGCATTATCAGCAGGTTTGTTAGTTACATTTTGGTATGCACTTGTTGAAACAGTATTACCCTCTGCATCTGTTACTGTTAAGCTTCCGTCATTAATTGATGGAGAAATAGAAATTTGTACCTCACCAGATGCAATATTTGCTGTATCTTCTGTTACTACAAATACTTGTAATCTTCCAGTTGATTCTCTTGTCATTGGATTTACTTCATAAACTCCCACGATAGTGAATAAATCACCTTTTGTTAGTTTTACTCCATTAGTTCCAAATCCATCAACTACTAATTTATCGCCAGTTTGGTTTGCACCTTTAATTGCTGGAGTTCCTGACCAACCTGCTGATGGTTTATAGTTAGAAATGTTAGCTGATTCAAAAATATCGTATCCACCGAATCCTCCCATATAACCTTTTTCGATTGATTCTTTTACTATTTTCTCATTAAATAGTTTTGATGTTGCATCAGATAGTTCTGCCATATCCATTAAGTTTATAGCAGCTCTTCTCATTGAATCATCTGGTACTCCTACCATTGTTTGATGTGCTTTAGCTAATAAAAAATCTTTTGTTCCTATTTGTGTTCCTGCTACTGCATTAGTGAAGAAACCTTGTACTGCCATTTTATCAAAGATAGATTTATCGATATCGTTTGCAATTTGAGCAATACCTGATTTTAAATATCTTTCACTAAATTGTGTTAATGTTAATGTTCTATCTCTTTGAGTAATTTCTAAACCAAAATGTTTATGATTGTCAATTTGTAATGGAATTGTTTGATCAATCATTGGTTGTTTTACTAAAGTTCTACCATTAGCTGTTTTTGTTCTAAATGGTTTTTTAATAGAGATAGTATCTCCAACTTTTGCGAATGTTTTTTCATAAGTTCTATTTACTAACTTAGCAGCAACTAAACTGTTTTTTAATAGTCTTAATCCCTCTTTAGCAATAACATCATCTGTTAATAAGTAATTGTTTACACCTTGTACGCTCATAATTTATTCCTCTCTTACCAAAATTTACTTTTTTTATTCTCTTGCTTGTTCATATATTGTTCATACTCTGCAAAAGACATCTTAGATGGGTCTGTTTTAGACACATCGCCATTAGGTTTAACTGGGTCGATAGGGTCTGGAGCATTGCTAACCTTTTTATTAGGCTTTACATTTAGCTTAGCTTCTATCTTAGCAAGTTCAATAGCTTGTTTATATGGTGACAGTTGAGATATTTCTTTTGCTTTTTCTTCGTTTGTAGCTAAGAAATATGCAACTTCTCCTGCATTTTCCAATTCAGATAAAGCTATTACCATATCTTTTGTAATTGGAATATTTGGATTTTTGATAACATTATCAAAGTCCGTGTATTTTTCCCTTGCATCATCAAAAACATCTTCCAACTTTCTTGCAGCTGATTCAAAAGTTCTATCTGTTTCTTTTGGTGCTTCTTCCTTTTTACTTTGGCTTTTCGTATTTGCTTTATTTAAAGCTTCCTCATATTCTTCGTAAGTATCAAAATCTAAAGGAGATATTTCTTTTTCATCTTCATATGGCTTAGTTGATTCTTTAGACTTATAAAAGTTTAATTCATCTTCTAACCTTGCTCTTTCCCTTTCTGCATCTTCTCTTTGTTTTACAAGCTTATCAATTCTCTTTTGATATCTCGAATGGTTTTGAGTTTCAGATTTAGGCTCTACTTCTTTTTCTGTTTCCTCTGATGATGGCGTTTCATCTGTTATTGGTGTTTCTACCTCGCCTTTTACTTCTTCTTGTGGTGCTACTTCCTCTGTTGGAGTGGCTATTTGTTCTAATTCGTTGGTAACAACTGTAAAGTTATCTGCCATTGCGACCTCCTAAGTGTCGAAAATATTTAAATGTACATTAAAATATAAATAATTATATTTTGAAAATTATATCATAAATTAGCAAAGTTATTACAACTCTGCTAATGCTTCTGCAACTAATTGCCTTACTTGTGCCGATAATTCTTTATTATTAGCACTCGATTGTTGCAACTGCTGACCTGCTTTCATCTGTTCCATCTGCATATCTAATTGTTTCATTTGTAAATCTAACTGTGCTTTTTGCATCTCTACATCTGATTTAATCTTCTGTGCTTCAAGTTTCATTTGTTCCATCTGCATAGCCATTTGCTCTTGTGGACTTGGTTGTGGTGGCTGTGGTGGTTGCATCTCTAATTCTTGCATTTCTTCAGGACTTAGCATATTAGGTGGCAAAATCTTCTTCATTCTTTTTGCTATTTCATCTGCTCCTACCCAATCCATATTTTGTGCAATTAAATCAGCTGCTATTTGTCCTGCTTGTGGCATTGCTTGTACAAATTGCATCATAGATTCTGCTGCTTCCATTCTTTGAGTATTATAAGATGGTCCAGTATTTACAACTACATCATATTTACCTACTGATATATCGTGTACTAAAATCTCTTTACCCGTTTGTACATCTAAAATAGTTTGATTGATTACAATATTATCACCCTTGCCGTCTTTAAATCTAATTCTAATTGATCTTTCAGCATCATAGATTTTTGGAATAATCTCAATACAAATTTTTCCTACTCGTCTTATTGCCCTTGTAAGGTTATCAATAAAAGCAAAAGTTCCCGTATCTGATTCTCTTTGTCTTGCTAAAATTGCTCTACCCGATGTTTCATTACTTGCTTGTCCTAAACTTGCATCATACATACCAATAGTGTTTTTAATCTCATCAATAGCACTCATAGCCATTTGTATTTCAGCTGTTGGCATTGTTGATGGTGCTTGTCTTTGTGGTGCAGCAGAAGCCGTATCATTGTAAGGAAGCCATGCAAAGTTCTTTCTATTAGCATTATTCCAATATTGCTCATAACCTTTAAAGGCATTTGCTGGACCTATAAATGGTGATTTTGGTGCAAGCGCTACCCTTTCTGTTACAGTAGTCATCCAATAGTTGTGCATCTTTTGTGCATCTTTAGAGTTTCTAATCAATCCTCTGTATTTAGGTTGTCCCTCTAAAATAATATCTTTACCCCAAACTGGTACAACTGGTATCGTACTTCCTACCCACTCTTTTGGACCCTCTAATACATCGTAAGCTGTAATCTTTCTCCATATTACTTTATATGTTTTAACCTTTCTACTTCTTTGAATAGTTATCCCACTTGCTTTAAGTTCATCAATTACATCTTTAATTTCGTCCATATAAACAGTTCTACCATCGCTTAGTAATAATATCTCTCTTGTAACTGGCTCTCTTGTAAAGTATTCAGCAACTCTTACACTATCATCACTTAACCACCAATTAGTATCGTCTGTTAATTCACCCATTTGTGCATTTGGGTATCTTTTTCTAAACTCATCTCTACTCATTGATTCAGTAATAAAGCACCAGTTCATATCTGACCCATCTACTTCTTGTGTTCTTGGGTCAATCAGTACGCTAAATCTATCTCTAATTGTTTTAATCTTGATATCTTGATCAAAGCTATCGTTATCACTATAATCAGTATATACTCTTAACCAACCAAAACCACTCTCTACTGCGTGTTGAAATGCTTGGTCATAACTTGCTTCTGCATTACAAGTGTATTCAATATTTCTAATTAATCCCTCGTAAACTTCTGCTAAAGCATATTGTTTCCCGTTCATAGAGTTTAATTTACTACTTGCTTGTGAATTAGTAGGTGCAATATTAATACTTGGTCTATTTTGTCTTTGGTCACCCAATATTTGGTCCACAAACTTTGGTAACTGATTAAGAGTTAATGCAGGTCTTCCCTCTAACTTTCTACTTGCTTTCTCTTTACTGTCCCATTGTTCACCTGATAAAAACTCTAAATCGTCTTTGGCTTCATCATAATTTTCTGTCCAACTATCTGATGCAAAAGTTGCTCTTTCTCTCGCTTCTTTTAGTATATCCTCTACACTATTTCCATCTCTTGTTGAAATAGGTATTTTTTCTATTAACATTAATACTCCTTATATAAAATTAACCCATCCAACCACTTGGTGAGTTAAGCTCTAGTTTTAAAGGCTCTGTTGTGCTTATTAGTTCAGCACTTCCACCTAAACCATCAACTAAATACTCTAAAGCATTACAAATATGTGAGTATGGACCTTTGTCTGGCTTTTCTGTATATCTTTCGCCACTTTGATTTATTCTTCTATATTGATATGCTCCGTTTAATCCTTTTCGTAATTTCTTACATTTATCAGATATAATCAAAGATGGTCGTCCACCAGTAATAGTATTTAGTTTCTTCTTTACTCCCTCTGTAACAATAGCAGGACTGTTTGTATTTGTAAGCCTACAATTCAGCCCTAAGTTTCTCCATATCAATAGATGTGTTTTATCATCTAATTGGCTTCTTGTATTACAAGCAGGGTCTAAAAATATCTCGTGCTTGTATCCTTTATAATTAGTAGATAAATACTCTACTATGATTCTTCCAAATTCTTCTGCTCCAATATCTTCGCTATTTAGTTCGTCAAATACTGTGATTCTTCCTAAACTGTCTTTAGTTCCAATAACAAAGCCGCTATATCTTCCATTATCTGCACCGCAATATAATATATTATCGGCACTTGGTGGATTAATCTTATCTTGGTTTATACAATGTATCGCATCATTATATTCTGGATATACTGGTTTCCCCGTTTGCAATGGTATAAACTTTACTCTTACCATTACATCTATCCAATCTTTTGCATTACCTGATATATTATCTGTGTAGTAAGTAGGTGGAAGATTATCTAAATTCTCTGCTTCTGGATTAATACTTCCATCTTCTAATATTCCAGATGGTTGTAAAAACAAATTCCAACTCTTTGGTTTATCTTCAAAGAAGTTTTTATCCATCCAACTATCCATATCACAAGCATTTGAATCAGCCCACAACTTTGGTTTAGTTGCACTTGTACCACTACTTACTGCAGGATATCTACCTAATCTTGATACAACATTTTCTATTGCTTCCTTTGGTAATTCTCTTAACTCATTTAAGTATGCGAATGTAATCTCTAACGATAAAAGTTTTTTCATATCTTGTGGCTTATCTAATGCCCTAAATAGTATTTCAGCGTGTACATCATCGTGGATATATTCTGCTGTAAGATTTGCCCAATTAAACTTTAGTGTATCACCAAACCAATCTTCAAAGGATTTAATCGTTGTATCTCTTAATTCTACTGATGTATTTCTAACCACAACTGCTCTGCTGTATCTTATTCCGTCTTTTGATGGCTCTTGTTCGTATATCTCTTTGTGCCATTTAACTACACTTGCTAAAGTCTTTCCACTTCCAATAGGTCCTATAATTAAAGATACAAAGCTCTCACTAAGTATATAATCATTTTGTACTGGATAAGGATTATAGATTTTCATTAATCCCTTTTAAGGTTGATTTGAAATAGAGGACCATCTGATTTCAAATCTGTGATGTTTTTATCTGTAAACATAGCAAGTGTTTTTCCTAATAACTCTAACGCTTTTAATTTATCGTGAGTTCTAATCTCTTTTATCTCTGCCCAATCTTCCTTGTCTTGTCCTTGCTTTTCCAACCTTTGTTTTGTTGAATGTATTGCCCTTGTTACATCACTTGATAGTTCACTTATTTGTTTTAATGTTCCATCTTCATTATATAAAACTGATGTGTCAAAAAAAGCTATTCTTGCTAGCTCTTGTATGATTTTATCAGCTGTTACATCTATCTTTTTTTGTGCATTACTACTTAAAAGCCCTATCCTTTGGGATACCTTTGGGTTTCTAAGTAATTTACTTGCTTCTTCCCATACTTGCTTGTCTTTCATGTTTTCTGCATTGTAAGACATTTTATAAGCTCGTGTTGCATTTCCGTCTTTTAAGTATTCAAGACAAAATGTTTCTTGTTTCTG